GGGGGGTCTTCCTTATATCGTGTTCCTGGCTCCGAGATTTTCTTGGATCCTGACCAGTGGTTCCCCGCTGGCACCACGTGCTTGAGTGCGGACCAATACCGTCAATCGCACGCTTGGATGGCTTCTCATTCCACTTTGTCAGCTGCGAACCGTTTATGGGTCGCCAACAAGGTGGCTTGTTTAGGCCTCGCTGCGTCTGACGTTGTTGTTGACCTGCTCGCCTTCCTTCACTCGAGGGACACCTGGTTGAACAATACGGTAGGTGGTCTTTTGGTACAATCTATGTTTGCTTATGGATTTACTACCGCTTGCATCACCGTTGTGTCGCGTGGTACGTCCACTTATCGTTTCGATTGGTGGGCGGGCCATGTGACCAAACTATCCTGGGCTCAAGTGGCGGCTCAGGGTTTTTGGCTCGCCGCCCTGACTTTATTGTCAGTGGCGGCTCCGACAGGATATGCTATTGGTATTGCGCTCTGGATCCTCCAGGCCTCTTTTTGGGCGCTGGTTGCTGCCAACCGCGCGCGAATCCTTCGCGTGCTGAGCGCCATCACCGTGCTAGAGAGCTCCTTCGTGGACTCTTGCGTTTGTGAAGATCCCATGACGCTATCCGTCGAATACGAGCCAGCAGTGTTGGAGAGTGCCCAATTTAACTCCTTCAACATAGCCGCTTCCAAGAGTTTGATTAAGTCGGTCGGAATATTGTTCAGCGACGACTCTCATGTTGGTTTATGCTTCCGCGTGGACAACTGGGTGGTCACTGCTGCGCACAATTTCGCTTACTTAGAGGGCGGCGAAGTCCGCACTCGCGAATCCTTGGAGCTGCGTCAAATGCGTCAAACGCTCACGCCGTTGAAAGCGACCTTGTTTCTCAAGGACGCCAAGATGGTGCGGTACGTCCCCCGTGACCTTTCCGAGCCGTTTGAGGCCGACTTGCTTTTATTCCCCGTTCGCGAGGATTGGAACGTGTTGGCCAAGGGTTCTGGCTCCAGACCATCCCTTCGCTCTGACGTGGCGATACCTTCATTGATGAGTGATACTTCCGGTGAAGGTATTGTCAAGGTCTGGAAAGGCACCTTGCTTGGCCGTAAACATGGACATCTGCTTCATACAGCTTCCACGTTTCCGGGTACGTCGGGTGCACCCATATACCAATTTGTGCGCGGTGCTAACAGAATTGTTGGCATTCACGTGGCTAGTGTTGACGGGCGAAACCTCGGTATTCAACTGCCGATCCCCGTCATCGCGGGCGTAGTGCTGGAATCCAACTCGTCGAGGGACGAGACTGAAGACCTGTATTACGAGGAAATGGATGAAGTCATCCTGGACCCCCGCAAATCGGCCCATAGGGCTCGTCGGACGCTTCGGCAGTTCTACGAGTTCTTCGACACTTATTACGATGATGACCCAGACAGCTGGGCTGTTGATGACGCTGATGATGGTGCTCGACCGATGGATCGTTACCCCGATCTCGGTCTTGAGAACTCTATGCGCCAACGCCTTGAGGTTATGGCTCGTCGTGTGACCCAGCTTGAGTCCGCGCTCGCTCCTCCCAGCACGCCTGAGAGGACGCTGGAGCGCCAGGATTCGCCGGTCTCCGTACGTCGAGGGCGCCGCTCGCCATCTCCCGCGCTTTCGGTGACAACTGCGAGATCCACTCCCCGACGTCGTCGGCGGATGACTAGGATGTTGGACCAGCCCAAATCACCTTACTTTCATTACATGTCGTCTTTCACGCCAATGCCTCTCGCGAAATCCGCGATCGTAGGCCCGGTGGGCGAGTATGGATTGAATTGTCGGTATCGTTACGACCGCGCTTTAGTGCCTGCTGGTCGTTCCGATGTTACTAAGGTTCCTAAGGGTTTGGAGCAGTTCGCCGACACCAAGGATTTACGCTTGCCCCCCAATGATTCCGCGGCCGTTGAGGCCTCCTTATTGGTTCACGCCAAATTAGCGAAGAATCGTGGTTTCCCTACTGGAAGTTTGCTCCTGAATGCCATTGATCGCCTAGTTGCTGACTACGATGGTGTTAAGTGGACCAATTACCCAGAGGTAATCGCCGCGATCAAAGGAGAACCCCACGGTAAATCGGAGGAGCAAGCACTTGCTTTCCTCAAAGAACTGGGTTACCGAGAAGATTCCTCCGCTGGAGTTCGCTTCGCGTTGCAGGGCCTCGGTACCAAGCAGACTGTCGTTGAGACCATTGGGGCCTCCGCGCTGCTTGACCTTGTCTATGAGAATTTGCATCGTTTGTCCTTGGGCCAATTGGATATGGATCCCGTGAAGGTATTCATTAAAGGAGAAGCCCATTCGGCCAAGAAAGTCGCCCAGAAGCGTTGGCGGCTTATTTCGGCCGTGTCTTTCGTCACAGACTTGTGCGAGCGTATGTTGCTCAAGCCCATGAATTTAGCCATGAACGCGGCCTCGGCCGTGGCTCCTGCGCGAATCGGGCAGGGCAATCATGCGTACAATTGCGCCAAGTTCTACGAGTATCTGAACCCTGATCATAGCACAGGGTTTTATCAGACCTCAGACGTTAAGAACTTTGACTGGTGCTGTGCTTGGGGCTCATATGAGGCGGAACATGGTTTTCGCCTTAAAATGTTCAACAAGAACGGTGATTACAGCAAAATGGGCGTTACTTTGCTCAACTTGTACCGGTGCATTGCCAATGCTCCTTGGGTCATGCCAGACGGTCGAGTCTTTCGTCAAGATTCCCCTGGCATCCAACGGAGCGGACGCTACAACACCGGCAATTTCAACAGCAACGTTCGCACCATACTACAGTACGCCGCGACCCCTACGGTGACGCGCGTGGTGTCGGCTGGTGATGATTCTGCATCGAGTTTCTTGAACCATTCTTCCCCTCCCGATCCGTGCATCTCATACTTTGAGGCGCATGGTTTTGTGTTAGAGGATGTGAAGGTCGTGCCCGTGCAGTCTATGAACGTTTTGGATTTCTGCAGCCACTCATACAAGAGTTCCCGAGTTGGTGAGAATTACGTGTGCTCAGTGGTCAGCAGCAATCCGTCTAAAGCTGTTGCTAATTTCAAGTTGGTGGCAGATCCCAAGATGAATGATCTTCACTCAGCTTGTACGGTTTTAGCTGAGCACCTCGGCACGCCGCATGCTTTTGTCGATTTCATGGATTTCGCAGTCCATTCCAATAGCGTGCTGGTGTCCGAGGAACCTGATCCTTTTGATGTCTTGCAATCTCGCCCCGCTAGCGGGGTGAAGATGCCTGGAAGAAAAAGGGCTCAGCCTAAACCCAAACCTCAAAAGGTCGTTCAGAAGAAGGCGCCTGCCGCAAAGCGGCAGGTGACTCCTCGTGTTGCTCCTGCGGCGACGTCCGGTATGATAACTCAATCCTCTTTTAGGATAATGTCCCAGAGTGACGTGAATTGCGTGATTTCTGGACAAGAGTTTCTGACGGAAGTCCGCAAGCCGACGAACAACTTCCTTAGCGCTGTTTACGATTGCAACCCCGCGAGTTGGTCCGGGTCGAGGCTCGTGAACATTTCGCGCTGTTGGGAGAAGTATCGCATCAACAGGATGACCTTGCACTACGTGCCCGCAGTCGGAACCAATTCGCTGGGTTCCGTCTCGGTCGGTTTTGAAACTGATCCAAACGAGCAGTTGCCATCTACTGGAAACTTTTTCCAATCTTCGATGGCCAACCGCTTTGCGACGCTTGGACCAGTTTGGTCACACATGACCGTTGAATACCGGCGCCCTGCAAAGGATGTTCGCTGGTTTCATTGTAGTGCTGAGGAGTCCTCACGTCGTGAGTGCTCGCAATTGATGGTTTATGCCGTGAGTAACTCACCCGTGACCGACGCTCTTGGTTGGATTAGTTGCACTTACGAGATCGAGTTCATGTATCCCGAGCTCGAAGTGCCTATCGGCCTGGAGAATTTTAGGGGGACGCAAGCTGAACCTGGCCCCGCCATTACGGTGGGGAACGGCCTGTCCGCGACCTTTTCTAATTCCGGAGGCGCCCGCGTTATCGAGATGTATAACACGGGCAATACCACTGTCCCGCTCCGAGCGGGCGATCAGGATTGGGAATGGACTCCGGGCAGAAACATTTTCTGGGCTTTCTTGGAGGCCGGTGCCAGTGCTGGCACTTGGTCTGCATTTAAGACCCTTGAGGGAGCGCTGCTAACTGATGATGGCGCGCGCCTTCTGGTGCGATTTGCTTCAGTCGCGATCAACTTCTTGAATCTCAATTCGTTGTCGCGGGTGTACTATCGCTCACTCACCGCATGAGCGGTGTAACGGGTAGCAGCTTCGGCCACCAGAACCC